TTGTAGAACGGAATCCACTCGGGACGCAACCGCGTCAGCGTCCCATCGTCCGCAAGAGTCGCCTCGACGATCCAGCACCCAACGTGCGCTTCACCGAGACCAAGGCGAACGGCAAGGTTAGTGGAACCCTCGAACGTCCCGGCGTGCATGAGGGCGATGCCTCGCGCCCAGAAGAATCCCGAGCGGTGCCAGTGTCCGGCAAGGAGGAGATTCGGCTTGGCACCACCGGGATACGATTCCGCCATCTTTTGGAGCCTGTACGACGTGGCATAGGACGCGCCTCCCATCGGGTGAAGCATGTGGATACGCGCACCGTTCTCGATGTCGAACCATGCCGAGTAGACACCACAGTGCGTCATGTCGTCGCGCTGATTCGCGACCGCTAGACACGCGTCCGCGCCCAACTTGCCGAACTCGCCTTCGACATCATGGTTGCCACTGATGATGTACGTCTGAATGCCGTGACGCTTCGGATACTCCCTGACGGCGTACTCCACCTGCTCATCGAACGTGTGCGCGTGCGGAGCGAGATCACGATGCTGATGCCGGTACACGCCAATGCCAGCGACCAGATCGCCCGGATGGTAGATCGTGTCGATGCCTTCCTCCACCATCAAGTCGTACGCGGCGTGCAGGTCGGCTAGGTGACACTCAGCCGATCCGAGATGCGTGTCACTGACGACACCGAACCGGATGCGGTCACCGTCGAACAGGCGAAGGCTCGCACGATGACGCTGATCGGTCGGCACCGGGCTGACACGATCCAGCACCACGCGATCCTCACCAACGTCAGGCAACCGGAAGCCAGCCTCTCGCGCGAGCGGCAGCGCGTCGCGTACGCGTCGCGGCGAGCAGTCAGCCGCGTCGGCGATCTCCTCCACGCTCGCGTCATCGCCGCACGTTTTGATCGCGTCGATCAGCCAGCCGAACTGAGTGCCACCATCAGCCGTGTCAGGCTTCTGGCGCACCTGTTGCGCCATGCGCCTGTTCGCCTCCTCACGGAGATCAACGCCGAGCCGTTTTGCCCATCGTGCGATCGTGTGCGGCGACGCACCAAGTTCTGCCGCCAGACGCGTCGCGCTCCCAGCGAACGTGATCGCCGCGCGCAACTCGTCAGCAGTATCCCATGGACACGCGCGCTGCTCGTTGCTCACGCTGCAACCCTCACGAACACCAGCACGCTCGACGCGTTCCGATCACGCACCATCACAGCCCCACCGTTGGACTGGTCACCACCATCACCAGCCGTGTTGCCTTCGCACGCCTTGAACGAGCCATCCTCCGCGACCCGCGTGGTCAGGATGCCGATGTGATCGCTGGTGCCATCCTTGCCCCAGTCGTACAACGCCATGTCACCCGGCAACGCCTCGGAGCGCGACACGACACGCAAGCCGCACCGCCCAGCACGCGCCGTCTGCACCCAACTAGGACAGTAAGCCGAGTTGAAGCCATCCAGACGAATGCCTACCTGCAACCAGCACCACGTCACGAACGACGCGCACCATGGAGCGTTGTACGCGCCCGTCGTCGCTTGATACTCGCGCACACGCTTGCCACTGTTCGACCCGGCAGGATGCTCCGTGACGCCAACCTCAGCAAGCGCGACACGGACTACACGCTCACGCGTCGTCATGCGCGGAGCAACCAGCAACGCCAGCCGCTCACTCCACAGACCACTAGCCTGCGTCGGACTGAACGCCTTCTTCTCGATGCGACGAATCAGTTCGCGACACGCAGACCCACACGTCGGCGACGCCACGCGTAAGCCCTTCGGCACCTCGACGCCATGCGCGAGCGCCCACTGCTTCATGCGCTTCTTTCGGATGATCCAGACGGGGTTCATGCTGATACCTCCTCCACGAATGTTCCCACACGCTCAGGCTATCGCGGAGCCGTCTAGTTCGTCGCGAGGTACCGAAATATCGCACCGATCACAGCGACAGTGCAACCAGCGGCGACGATCACGCCGATCGCGCGGAACGTGCCGAGCGCGTCGCGTCCTCCCTCGATGCGCTCGCGCCAGTTCTCCAACCCGGTGACGCGTCCCTCCTAGATTCTGCTCAGAACAACATTTAGGATCGTCGCGACGGCTGCAGCAAGCGCGCCGATCCCAAGCGCCACGCGCCCAAACGAGCCGCGCGTTTTGTCCGCACCCATGCGGTGAGCCTCCGCAGTCTCCAACGCCTTCAACCGGCCGTTCAGATCTGCCCTGTAGCCAACGACTTCGTTGCGCAGGCTGTCGATCAGGACGTAGAGGCGGTCGATGTCGCGGTCAATCATGGTTACGGCCCAAGATACGCGACAGTCATGTGCGACCTGCCGCCGTTGCTCAGAACCGTAGTATCGTCGGCAGCGCCCCTGTAGATCCAGTTACCCGGCACACTCCCGAGGATCGTAGACCATGTAAGCAAAATCGTAGAGCCAGCATTTAGAAACAACAGATGGCTGACAGTAGTATTTACGCGATATTGCGGAGCGCCACTGGAGTTCACGAATGGCGCGGCCGTCGGCAGAATAGCCGCTGGGCTGCTAGTTTCTACCCTGATGTTTAGGCCGCTCGTAGTGACGCTTGGAGTGCCTGAAAAGATAATATTCGGAGATGCTGATACCGAATAAATCCCGCTAAACGGAACGGTTACAACCGTCGGGGTTGCCGCGCTCCACATTCCCAATGGGTCGTAGGTAGTTGTTTGCCAAGTCACGGGAGCAGAGGAGATGAGGGTCGCGGTGTCTGATGTCCTAACAACGCGCACGCGAGCGCCCGACATAAAACTGATCGGAACCCACGCAGTTCCGTTCCACACATCAACCCGGCTGAGGGTCGAGTCGTAGACCATCGTCCCGTCAGTCACACCCGTCAGGGCGTTCTTCTGCGTCGTGGTTAGAACCTGATGACCCGGCGTCAGCGAGTTGATCGGATTGCGGATCTCAGCGTTCATCTGACCAGCCGTGACCAACTCGCCATCGACCCACGTTTTCATATTGTTCAACGGCATTATCTAGATCCCCAGAATAGTAGTTGTCCCAAGGACACTGAACGTAGTGTCACCAAGAATCCAGAACGTCGTGGACTCGGCATCCGAGAATCCATAGCGGAACTCCCACTTGCCAGCACCCGGACGAATCGTTTCTTGAATGCGCTCAACATAGACAGTTCGCTCAATGATAGAACCGGGTGCGGTCAACACAGCCGTACCCGTGACCTTCGTCGGACTCGTCTGGGCAGCCAACCCGCTAGCGATTAGATACGCGGGACGCTGCCTGACGACGAACCTGCCACCGAGCGGAGCGTCTAGCAGGATGCTCCACAGCGATGGCGACGCGTCCGGGTGAACGAGCATGTCCGTCAGGCGAATCGTTGGTGACTTGTATTTGGACAACAAGTAGCGCGCGAGGCTCGCTGAGAACTCCGTGTTCGGGGTCGGGTCGATCACCGAGTTCTGAATCGGCAGAGTCAGCGCAAGCGATCGGCGTCCATACGATGCAGTCGCCGTAGCGTCGGATGCCGTCTGCTCGGCACCATCGACAGGCTCGACACGCACCTCGGTATAGAGTTGCTCGTCCGTGTAAGTAAACGTCGGATCAAGATATGGTGCCTCGCCCGGAACATCACCGAACACGACACGCGGCGTGATCTCGTTGATGAGTCGATAGTTCCGATCATCGAATCGGACACGCCCATCCTCATCGCAATACAAGAATCCTTGTTCGGCTGCGGCTGCCGTCTGAGCCGCACCAAGCGGATCAGCATTCGACAGCGTGACCTGCTGATTCGCAACAGTCCCACTACTCGTCAGCATGACCTCGATGCCGGGGATGCCACTCAGCAGCGAGTTGATGCGATTACCCGACAGGGCTGCATCGTACGTTCCCGTCACGTCAACGTAACGCGTCGCCTTGAACGCGTCAGTCGCTCGCAGCGTCGTCGTAAGATCCTTACCACTCGCATTCGCGGACGGCTCCCACGACTCGGCGAACCCAGCCCAGCGCGGATAGATAGTTCCGTCCCACTCGGCGACCAGTCGCACGCGTCGCATCGGCGTCAGTTTGCCGTAATACTGACCGATCGGATTCTCAGGACTGAACAAGCCGTCATTGGTTGACAGGACAGCAGTCAGCGTTCCGGCTTGGAACTGATCCAACTCGAACTGGCGACCACGCTGATAGTCGATGCTTCGCGCGTACCCAGTGATGTCCACCCAGACTGGTGGCTCGGAGATACCGGTCGTGAACGAGACCTGCAAGCGCGGCAGTGGACGATCGCCCTGTCCAGTCTGCCGCGTCGTCGTTGTCGTCAGCGATGCCGATGTGGGGACGGCGGTCGCCACTTACTCGGTCGGCTCCTGCACCGGCGTCGTGTCGCTCGCTGGTTCGGGCAGTGGGGCTGCCATGACGATCTCGGCAGCAGTCGCGGGGATCTCCGTTACGTTCGGGTCAGCAACCATGCGCGCGATCTCGCGCTGCACAATCTCATCAGTGGCAATGCGTGCCCGTTCGCTGATCGCGTTCTGCGTCCACGCCTTTGGATCTGCCATGACGTGGGCAAGGGCTGCGGCTTCAGCGTCAGTGATAGTGATAGTGAACTTTGGCATGGCTATCCTAGATAAAAGATTGAAAAACCGTTATGAGCAGAAGGGTAGGCTCCGTTATTTCCGCCGACAGTCCTAATGTAAAACTGCAAATAATCGTTAGCGGCGCAATCTATAACAGCATTGACATTTAGATTAGCCCAGTTGTTTCCTGCGGGAAGGTTCGTCAGGTTATAGTGAGCGAACATCCCAGTTCCAGAACCGTTCTTGTAAACGTCTACATACCCGTACCCCGGAGATGCCCAAGCAATCGTCTGGTAAAACATTGCATAAGCACCAGCAACCGGGCATGTAAAACGGCCATTACTAGTATTGTAATGACCACCTCGGTTTATTACAAGATTGTTGGCAACGTAAAAAGCGTTAGCCAAAGACCCAGCCCCATTATTCATCCAACCACTCGCCGCTGGTTGGTATGGGAGGCTTAGTCGCCCACTAGCGTCAACGCTCATGCGCTCAACACTGGACGTGCGGAAACTCAGCGTTGTGTTGCTGTTATGCACCGGCGTGTTGCTCAACTGCGCTACCGTCGGCGACGGATACGAACCCGTCAGGTCGCCACCCGCAGCACCAGCGATCGCGACAGCGATGCTGCTGGTCGTGTCTGCGGTCGCTTTGATGATGTAGTTCGTGACAATGGTCGGCTGCGTGTTCTGATGCGCCCCACTGCCACCAGTTGCTCCGATGAACGATGTATCAAGGCCATAGTCGTTACCCCAACCGTTTACGTCCATGTTCTGAGTCGTGCCGCGCGATCCACCGTATTTCGGAATCCACTGGTGGCTGTGGCTCGGCATCTGAGCGACAGTGAGCGTGTGTGTCTCAGCACCACCGGTTGCGCCAAGTGTCGTCCCAGTGATGCCAGAACCACCATTCGTCAGACGGCTCGCGGTCGTTCCTCCCATGTTGTCCTTGCCAGCCAGCACACGACCACGCAAGTCCGGCACGTTGAACGTCGTGCTGCCATCACCAGCACCGTACGTCGAACCAATGACAGCGAACAAGTCCGCATAGGTCGTACGCGACACAGCCTGACCACCACAGAACAACCAGCCAGCAGGCACCGTCGCGTCAGATCCGGCGTACGGGTTGATCGTGCCGACCGGCTGCGTCACCACCGTATTCGTGATCGGAGCGAACGACGGGTTCGGATACGACCCGGCAAGGACACCACCAGCCGACCCGCCGAGGCTGACGGCGAGGCTGGTCACGGCATCGGCGACCGCCTTGATGATGTAGTTCGTAACCAGCGTCGGCTGGACGTTCTGCGAGTTACCAGCACCAGTGTTCTGGTTGGTCGCTGTCGTCGCTTGGTTCGTTGCCGTCTGGTTTGCCGTTTGCGTCCAGATTCCTGAACCAAAGTTGAACCGGTAAGACGATCCGCCACCATTCAGCACGTCGCCGCCACTGTTCACGTTCACGAAGAAACTGTTGCCGCCAGTATTCGGAGCATGCGCGTGCGGATCTTGCGTGTGATTGTGAGAGTTCTGCGTGTGCGTATGCTGGTGCAACGCTTCGCTACCACCAGCAGAACCGAGCGTTGTACCCGTCACACCGGACACGCCACTGGTCAGACGACTGGCAGCAGACCCGCCCATGTCGTCCTTACCCGCCGGGACACGACCACGAAGGTCAGGCAAGTTGAACGTCGTAGACCCATCACCAGACCCGTACGGGAACGTCGCGCCATTGTTCGTGATCGCCGCGTACAGATCAGCGTACGTCGTACGGCTCACCGCCTGCCCGAAACAGAACAACCAGCCAGCCGGAGCAGTCGCACCAGCGAACGGAATGATCGTGCCAACCGGAAGCGTCGTCACGTTCGACCCGAGCGACGCGAACGACGGGTTCGGATAGGTACCAGCCAGCACACCACCAGCACTGATCCCGCTGATGCTGGCGACCGTCGGATTCGGATACGTCCCGGTCAGACCACCACCAGCAGCACCCGTAGGCGAACCGCTCGCACTGACCTCCTGCCACGCGCTCTCCGCGTAAACGTACGTCTTGTCCGTGTCAGTCTCGTAGATGATCTGACCCTCAGTAGGCGCAGCCGGACGAGTCGCGCTCGTACAGATCGTCACACCACCACCAGTACCGAGCGAGGCATCGTAGATGCCCTGCTCCATGTGGTTCAGACGCGCACCAGTGCTGTCCTGCCGAGTGGCGTCAGGCCATACTTGTTTCTGGTACGGCATTAGACTCGCGCTCCGATCATCATGATCGCGACTAGAACGCGCTCAATGAACCGGCGAACACGAAGCACCACTCACGTTCCCAGCAGCGCAGCACTCAGAGTCGCCGACGACATCGCCGACACATTAGTGCTATCACTATTGGAACATGTGAACGTGACGTATGTGTTTGCTGTCGTCGTCCTCACGATGTCAGAACAACTGATGTAGAAGAACTGTGACGCAGCGATCTGTGTCTCCTGCTGCGCTGTCACACGACCAGACACGCTATGCGTGATCTCGCAATAGATGTCCTTTGTAAGCGTCGCGTGAGATGTCCCGTAGACCTGCGCGCCAATCGAGTAGTACCCGGCGAACGGAAGCACAAGGCGCGTCGGCTGTCCTGCGCTCCACATCGTCGAACCAGTGCTGTCGAAAACGACAGTGGTGTACGACATTAGGGCTGTAACCGCGCCCGCGCCTCGCGACACCTTCGCTGCCGCAGGCATGGTCGAACCCGTGGCAACCCACGCAGAACCGTCATACACTTGCAACTGGTTTAGCGTCGAGTCGTACACCATCGTGCCCGTCGTCACCGCACCGAGCGCCGTTTTTTGCGCCGTTGTCAGAATGCGATGCCCTTGGTCAGCGATCGTCGCAGCAGTCTGGATGCCAGTCTCAATGACGCCCATGCGCGCCGCGCTCAACGGGTAGGACGAGTTCCCGTCGATCCATGTCTGTGGGCTGTAGGGCATTACGCGTAACCTCCGAAGATGCTGCCGTTCCGCTGTCCGGTGCGGAGCAGTTCGGCTCTGATTGTATCGACCAGTTCCCTCTCACTGGTGACCGTTCCCTGCACGGTCACGTTCACGATCATCGTGCCAGCACCACCAGTAGCAGTGATACCAGCATTGTCGGGTGCGGCGATCCCCGCAGCGACCTGTCCGATCATGCTCGTATCGACACCACTCAGTAGCGTCTTAGGCATCGGCTTCCACCAAGTGTCCAGCGTCGAGAGTGCGCCACGCTTGGCAGGCGATCGCAACTGGAGATAGTCGCGTACCAGTTTCCCTAGCGTCTTGACTGCGGCAGTGACCTTGCCCTTCGTCGCGTTCAACGCGTCAGCGAACGCGGTGCCGAGATTCGTACCGGACGCTGCCATCGCATCCTTGATGCTCTTGCCATTCAAGAACGCGTTCAGCGCCTTCTGCTTCTGCGCGAACGTCGCGTTGCGCTTGTCAAGGAACGCGCCAAGACGCGCCAGTTCGTCCTCCTGACGCTGACGCTCGATCTCGCGCTGTGCCTCATAGTTCAGCACTTTCGCGGCGGTCTCCGCGTCACGCGCCACACGCTCCGCGTTCGCGCGCGCCTGTAGCGCCGCGATCTTCTCGTCATACAGCATCGCGTCGTAACGCTTCTGAGCCTCTAGGATCGCCTGCGCGTCGCCCTCAGACTTCGCCTTGTTCAGCGCGGCGATCGCGTCAGCCTTGTCCTGCTCGCGCGCCATCTGCTCATGCGCTGCCTGCGTCGCTGCCAGTTCTGCCTCAGCCGGAGTCATCGCTGCGCCAGTCGCGCGGATCGCGTTGCTGCCACGCTGTGTCTCTGCATCGAACGCGCGCATCACGCCAGCACCGAGCCTGCCGAACGCTGTCTGCATCGCTCCCTGCTGACGCTCGATAGCAGCCTTGCCGCGCTCCAGCGCAGCCTTCAGTCTGCCTTCGATCTTCTCCGGCAGTGATGCTGTACCGGCGAGGAATCCGAGCATCACGCCACGCGCGAGCGGATTACCGATCGCCTCGGCTGCGGCGTGTTCCGGCGGCGAGAAGCCGGGGATGTCGATGTTCGTGATCGCGTCCTTGATGGCGGTGCTGATTGCCGAACCGATTCGACCAGCACCACTAGCGATCGCGCCAGCGATGCCACTGATGATCTTCCCGCCAAGGTCAGCAGCCGCGCTCGCGGCGATTCCGACGGCCTTCAGCATCTGCGTCTGAATCATCAGTGGCAGCGTGATGAAGATCGCCTTGACGGCGGCGACTGCGCTACGGAACGCGCCAGAGAAGTCGCCCTCCAGCAGTGCAGCGATCGCGTTGATGATCTGACCGATCGCTTGGAACGCGACCTTGAAGATCGGCGCGAGCGCGCGCACCAATGGTGGGATCACAGCGCCCAGTACGTTCAGCATCAGCGCACTGAACTTCAGCATCACCGCAGACAACCGCGCGATCGGCGGAGCGAGTTCCTCAAACGCTGACGCGACGACTGGCATCACCGCAGCAGCGATGCGTCCTACGGCACTGATCGCAGCGCCGAGATACTGTCCGAGAACCGGGGCGAGTTTCTGCGCCGTCTGACCGATCGCCGTGAACGCCGGAGCGGCTGACGCGATCGCACTCTTGATGTCAGCGAATGCCCTGCTGACCTTCGCTCCGCTCTCGCTCGACCCATCGAACACGCTGGTGATGAGATTGCTGAACGCCCGCAGGTACGGTTGCACCGCCGTCAGCGCGTTGTTCACGGCGTCTTGGAATGCTGGCATGTTCGCGAGCGCCCAGTCGATGATCGCGGTCAGGGCTGGCGCGAGCGTCTGCGTAATGCTCAGACTGATCGCCTCGAACCCGCGCTTCAGACGATCAACGGCACCGGGCAGCGTCTTACCGTATGCCTCAGCAGATCCGCCAACCTGTGTTTCGACTTCCTTCATGATGGCCTTCTGAGCGCCGAGGATGTTCCCAGACTCGACCATCGCCTTGATGGCTTCCTTCTGCCCAGCCGTGAACGTGACGCCAGCACGCGACAGTGCGCTGATGCCCTTGATCGGATCGTTCAGCGCCTTGCCGAGCATCTTCGCGGACGAGTCGATGCTGCCGAATCCGCGAATGCTGAGATCCGCCGCAGCCTTCGTGGCGCGACCGAACACGTCATTGTTCTTTCCGGCTTCTTTCCTGACCTTGGTGAATGTCAGCAGCATGTTCTGCGCGGCGTGGATCTGATCGCCGTCGATGCCGGTCTTGCGTTCGATCGCGCCGGACAGGGCTTCGATGTCTTTCAGTGTGACCTTCGCGACGCCACCTGTGGACTTCAGACCAGCGTTCGTTGCGGCGACGTTGGTCTGGTAGTCCTTCAGTTCTCCGATGCCAGTCTTGATGGCGACGCCGAGACCGATGCCGATCGCGGCGACACCAGCCGCACCGGCTGCGGCGAAACCGAACGCTGCCGTCCGAGCAGCGCCACCCATCAGTCCCATGCCGCGACGGTTCCGAGCGAGCGAACCGTCGAGTCCGTCCATCTGGCGCGCGGTGCGGTTGAGATCCGCATCAACGCCACGCATCGCGCGCGTGAAGCCGCCAGTGTTGGCGTCAATGACTGCGGTGAGATTGGCGACTTCCACTAGCGGCGTCGCTCCTTACGTCGAGCCTCACGCTCGGCCTCTGCCTGCATCTTCGCTTCGTACGAGTAGAACGCGAGCCACTCAGTGAACTCTGCCGCGCTCATCTTGTTCCGTAGGTCACTCATGGTCAGGTGCAGGTCGCGTGCCAGTCGGAACGCAAATACGCGCTCAGGCGTCCTCGCGAAAGGTGGCCTCAGACTCCGTGATGGCGTCATCACCGATGTGCGACACGCCAACGATCCGTTCGACCAGACGATTCACGGCACTGCTGGACTTGTTGACCAGCAGTTCCGCCTGCTCTGGCGTGACGGTCGGCTCGGTCAGCGCAGCGGCGAACAACAGGCGCGCCATGAGGCGCTCGTCCTGCTGTCCGCCGACTGTCGCTGCCTCGCGCAGGTCGACCCATTCGCCGTAACCCAGACCCCGGATCGTGATGGTGCCGCCCCATTCGGGCATCTCGACGGTCTCCTCGCCGAGATCCTGCGCCGCAACGATCTGTTCAACGGTGAGTCGCGTCATCGGTTAGACCGTCGCGCGCGTCACGTCGCCAGTGACCTGAACCTCACCGCTGACGGTGACAGCGCCGCCGACCTCTGAGCCAGTCTCCAGCGAGGTCAGGATGCCCGAGCCGCTGTATTTGACCTGACCAGCAGCCGAACCGGCGGGGTAGAACTCCCACGTCGTCGTCGTGCCGAGGATGCCGTCGAGATAGCCGCTGGTCGTGACGTCAGCCATGCCCTCGATGCTGATGGTGGCGTCCTTCATGCCGGGGATGTACGCCTTGGACGAGTTGCCCAGCGCGGTGACCTCGGCGGTCTCAGCCGAGCGCGACAGGCTGGACGAGTTGACGACGTTGCTGATGTCGCGCAGCGTCGCGCCGGAATCGGCGATCTTGAAAACGGCGCTCTTGCCGTGTGCGAAGGTAGGCATGTGTGTTGCTCCTAGAGTCGAGCGGCGGACAGGTGGAAGGTAACGCTGGGCGATCCGCCGCTGATCGTCCAGAGTGCGCGCAGGTAGCGATTCACGGTGCCAGTCGTCGTGATCCGCTCGGCAGTGTTGGCAGTGCTGGTGCTGGTGAACGTGATGAGGTCAGCCCACGTCGTTCCATCAGACGAGTGCTGCACCTTCGCCACGATCGTTCCGGTCGCTGCGATGACCTGCAAGTACCCGGCAGCACCGTTCGTCGTTGCCGATCCGTTATCGACCTGCGTGCCGTTGCCGGATGCGGTCTCCGCGCCGAGCGCGTGCAGGACAACGATCGGGTCAGATCCATTCGTGGACTGTCCCTCCGCGCTGATCGTGACAGCGCCACCGATCTCCGCTCCGATCTCAACGGTCGTCGCGATCGTCTTGGCGGCATATCCGCGCGCACCGATCGCGTCGGCGCTCATGACCGTCACCCAGACAGTCTCCGTTCCGAGCATCCCAGCGAGCGTCTGATCGACAGCGCCAGCGGTCGCGTCGTAGTAGCCCTCGACCGAGAACGTCGCGTCCTTCAGTCCGGGGATGTACGCCTTGGAGTTGTTGCCGAACGTCGAGACCTCGGCAGTATCAGCCGAGCCGCTCGCGGTCGCGCTGTTGAAATACGCGCTCAGGTTGTAGCCGTTCGCCAGCACCGTCGCGTTCTTGCCATGAGTGAAGGTCGGCATCAGACCTCATCCTCCTCAGAGGCTCGCGCCTTCGCGGCGTCCTCGATTAGACCCTGCTCGCGAAGCCACGCGGCACTCTTAGCGGGAAGGTCGGTGATCTTCTCGCCAGCCTCCACGCGCGCCTCGCCCTTGGCGGTCGGATAGTTCAGCCCAACACGGGCGATGTACGTCTTGTTCTGTGCCATGAAAGTTTCCTATTCCTGCGTCCAGATTATGTAGTACCCACCGGCGTGCTGGTACTGCTCACCACCGTCCGCTTCGCTCATTGTCATGATGCGTTCGCGGCGGACACTCATCGCAGCGACGCCATCGACGGTGAGTGACTGATCGGTCAGCAGCGCGTCGATACGGTTCGCTGCGTCCCATGCTGGCGTCGCGGATTCTCCCGGCGCGATCGCCTTGATGAGATAGTTATGCGTCGTCGTCGCGCGGTCGGCGAGCGTGTACGCGTCAACGCTGCTGATCTGATTGAAGATGATCCACACACCTGTCGTGCCGACTGGTGCCATGCCGCGCCACACACCACCGGGGGCGAGACTGGTCAGCGTCGCATCGCCACTGAGGCGCGCGTACAGGGCGGTCTCCAGCGCCTTCACGGCTTCACCACCGCGTCGAGTGCGCGCAGGATCTTCGGGGCGATCCGGTCGAATGGTTCGCGCAGGAACGGACGCGCCGCCATCTTGTACGTTCCCTCATGGACGTAAATGGCGTACTCGGCGCTGTACCCGATCGTTGCCGACAGGTGCCCAGTCTCAACGTGCCCACTGGTCTTTAGATTGCCGCCGTTCTCCTTGGCGACAGGCACGACCTGTTGACTTGCGGCGAGGATGTCGAACGCGCCCTTGCGAATGATTCGGTCAGCCTTGTCCTCAGCGTCACGGATGATGCCGGGAATGCGAGTGGTGTAGTGAACGCGCGCGCTCATGCAGCCGCCTTCATGCAGAACGTCACGCGCTCCACCTCGACACTGCGCGGCGTCCTGACCGCCTCGACACTGAGCGTCAACGATCCGATGACGACACGATCCGCCAGACGCACGTCCGTGCCAGCGGGGAACGCGACGCGGTACGGCTCGGTGTCCTTGATCTTGTCATTGCCGAGGATCTCGCGTGCGCCCATCGCGTCAGGCGTGATCCTGCACGCGACCGTTGCGACCGTCGAGAATGCGCGCGAGCGCCCACCAGCACCATCGCTAGTGTTCGTGGCGCGCTGGATCTGCGCGGACGATGGCAGCACCGTCGCGACATCAAGCGCGAGCGCCGCTAGTTCGCGCGTCGAGATCACCACTCATCCGTTCGGACGAGTGTGATGCTCTTGGTGCGCGCCTTCGCAAAGTATTCGTTCGCCCTGTCGCGATAGTTCGACTGCTTCTGATTGCGCGACAGGCTCAGACCGTCAGCGCCAACATCAAACGAGTCGGACTCGACCGTGGCGCGCTGAAGGAGAAGATCACCAGCAGCGCCGTACAGGTCATGAGTGAAGCCCGTAATCATCACGGGCATACTCGGCTCGGTGCTGAACGTCCAGCGTCCAGCGATGAGATCAGACGTGGCAGGCGTCAGCACGTTGTAGGACGAGTCAACCAGTACCACGTCGGATTCCCACGCGCCAACCTGACTGGTGAACGTCAGATACGTCGTAGATCCTCCACCAGCGGCGATGGTCTCATGCTCGTTCAGCGGGTAGTAGCGAGCCTCATCACGTCGCGCATCAAGCGCGTCTTGGATCTGATCGTCCGTGAAGATCTGACCAGCACCGGACGGGTCATCGACCAGTAGGCGGATCTTCGCGATGAGAGTGGTGAGGCTTGCGCGTGCCATCGTTCCTACCAGTTGAAAGGGAAAGTGAATGGGGAGACCATCCCCGGCGCGGAGTCCGCTGCGCCGGGGATGGTCAGTCGTTCAGTCCTAGGGACTAGGACTTGGAGGCCGTCATGCAGCCGAGGATGCCCGAGCGGACGACCTTCGCGCCGTAGACGTTCAGACCCTTGACGGCGTCGGCGAAGCGCTTCTCCATGCGGAACGCCTCGACCTTCTCGATCTGCATCGCCATCGTCCACGCGGCGGCGTGACCGAACAGGATCTTATACTTCGCGCCCGACGTGTTGACCACGTTGTTCGACACGAACACGTTGAACCCGGCGGCCTGACCGACGATCGCGTTCTCCAGCACGGCGCGGTTCATGTCCGTGCCGTACGACACGAAGCGAGCGTCCTTGCGGAGCAGCCCGTGGAACCACGGCGGGACGACGACCCAGCGGTTCTGGGACGGAGCGTTCGCCTCGTCCAGCGCCGTGAAGGCGTCGGCGAGGTACTCGTACGCGGTCGTGCTGGTCGGCACGATCGGCGTGGCGGTCGAACCGAAGCCCGTCGTGATGCCAGCCTGCGCGTGGAGCGAGGCGAGGTACGCGTCGAGATCGTTCGCGAGGGCGTAGGCAGCCTCCTGCATCGCGCCCTGCATGATCTTCGGCGTCTGCTGGGCAGCGTCCACGTCGTCGATCTGGAAGTTGAAGGCGCGAGCCTTGTCGATCGACAGCACGACCTCGGCGTCCGAGAGGGTCTCGGGAGCGGACAGGTCGGAGTTCTTCGTGTAGTCCGACACGGTGATGGCACCGATGCTGTGGATCTTCACGGACGAACCGGCACCGGCGATCTCGCCAGCGTAGTCGCGGTTCACGACGGCAGGCTGACCGAACACCAGCGAGTTGTGGAGGTTCTCCAGCAGCGCGCGGCTCCAGATAGCCGGGATGAAGTTGTTGATCGCCATGGGGCTGATCCTTTCGTACTACTCGGCGAGCGCAGCCAGCACGTCGTCCCATGGGAGGGCATCGACTTCGGCCTTGCTCATCTTGGACAGTGCCTCCTTCGTCAGCGTGCTGCGACGACGGGGCGGGTTGGTTGGGTTGGCAGTTGCACCCGGCGTGTGGGTGTTGGTCTGCACTAGCCACGGACGATCCTGTGTGAGCGTCCGCAGCGCGTCATCGACACCAACCCAGCCGTCAGTGTCGTCGTACTCCAGCGCGTTCGTGTCGAGCAGCCTGCTGGCCGCGTCCACGTCCACGATCCCGAACTTGGTCGCAGCAGCGGTGATCTCTGCGCGGAGCGCAGCGTCGCGTGCGCGCTGCGTGGTCGTCTTGACCTGCTCCTCCAGTTCGATCATCCGGCGCTGTGCCCTTTCCTGTTCGGACAGTTCGGCCTCCTCGCGTGCCTTCTGCGCCGCTTCGAGGTCTCGGAGCCGCTTACGGAGGCTCTGATTCTCGGAGCGGAGTTTCCGGTCGAGAGGGCTGGTGGCCTGCTCATCGCTCGACTCCTCCGGGGAATCGGTCGGTGCCTCACCCGTGAAGGGTTCGGTGTGGGTCGCCTCCGGGGCGTGCGCGTCCGTGACCTCCGGGGTCAGGTCGTCGCTGTCGTTGCTCTGCATGGTAGCAGTTGCCTCCGCGCTTTCGCGTAGTCGTTGACGGTCTCATTAGATCACGCGGTGCGGATGGGTGAGGGCATAGGAAAGCCCTCCCCGTCGTCGCGACCGGGGAGGGCTGGGTGTTGCGTCGCTAGTCGTTCTGCGGCAGCGTGGTCAGGTAGCCAGCGGGAAACGCCTTGGCGCACTCGCGACCGATCGGGTAGCAGCCCATCCAACCGCCGTCGTGCTTCTCAAACTCGGCGGCGTCCTCCAGCGTGCAGAGGCTGATGCCGCCGTTGACGACGATGGCGTACAGGGGATTCTTGCCGACCTTGCGACCGCAGCACTGGCACGGCTCGTAGTCGCTCCAGTCGCTGGCGTCGGCTCCGCTCTGGTGGTACTTCTCGCCCCACATGGCGTCGGGGCGCTTGACCG